CCGCCCCAGACCGCTTATTATGATTGCGTAAGGCCCGCCAATTGATTGGCCATTTCCGTCTGTATCCGCAATTGAGCAAGATCAAGATCGCCTTGCGGTTTAGACAATTCTGCCAACGCGGCGGCTGTAGCGACAACATTACGATGCTTATCGGCATTTGCCTGATCTTGACTTGCGAGCATGATCGCTTGGCAATGCATGACGCGCGCAACATCGGTTGGGTGAATTGATATATCGTAAAGAGCGCCCATAATTTTGGCTACTCAGTGAGCGTTAACTAATGGATCGCCGTCTTTTGAAGCGGCAATTTCCATAGATTTTGACGCTGATTCTAGGAATCCTCGCCAGTTGTATGACGGCGCACTATTGTTCCGTCCATTTTGCGTTTCCATTTGCTTTCCTTCCCAAAAGGTAATGGTGTTTTGGACTTCTTCAGTCCTAATGAAATTGTCTTCTGTCGTTTGGCTTTCGCTGCTCGGCTGTGATCCTCCTTCGTTTTGTTCGTCGCGCACGGTAGGCATGTCAGACGAATATTCTCGTCCGTGTCCGTCCCACCCAACTCCAGTGGTCTCATGTGTTCGTAAATGAATTTGCCCGGCATCAGCCTTGCGGAGCAAATCGCGCAAAGACCTTTTTCCCGTTCCCATATCGCCAGTTTCCTCCTTGTCGATAAGTTGCCGCGTTTTGTCGTGCCGATGTCCGTCATTTGTTTTGCCAATTTTGTAATTGGTTTTGCTTCAATGCGTATCCTTCACCAAATCCCAAATCAGTTATGTTTTCAGGATTGATTAATTTCTTTTTAGTTGAGTAGCCGGGAAAGCTGACAGTATTTCCGTCTATAATGGCGAGAACATACACATCGACATCAGCATTATTTTTCATCGTTGCAAGCAAACGACCGTCTTTGTGTCTTGTTGATTTTATATCAATCCTTTTGCCTTGATAAACGCAATCATAACTTCCAGATCGTGGAGAAGGTGTTAAATCTGGGAAAATGTTGAAATGCTTACAAAAAGCATATTCAGCGATCATCCCGTCAACATCAATTTCGTAACCCGCAGAATCAGACATTTTGCGGTCTTTTACGTTGTTTCCTCGCGCGACAAGGCTTCTCATCTCTCCAAGCATTCGACAAGTTGCCATTTCTGGATCAGAAAGAGTAACCACGATGCTCATTGAAATTTACTTCCCGCACGATTGGATGCCTGTTCTGTGCGCCAAGCCTCAATGACCATGTCACACTGATTGCGCTTTGACCGATGCCATTCATCGGCCTCTACGGCTTGCGCTTCCTGTTCGCATGCCTCTCGGTATTCAGTATGGCTTTCCGCCCATGCCTCCCTCATGGCGGCGCTACTTTCAGGAGAGCGTAGCATCAGCATGGCTCTCGTTTGTTTCCGGTTAAACTCGGCCCTTATACGTTGTGCGCGAGCCGCCGCAGTAACATCGACAGAGGTAGCAAGATATTGAAGAGCCTCCTCAATGGCCTCGTCAGAAATCAGTCTGTTCTTTGACATTGTTAATCCTTTGGATCGTTGGTTTGAGTGCTATCCAACACTCTACGTTCTGGTTTGGCGTGGGGAGGGCATCAAGGCAGACAAGTATTTCGTTGTCCTCTACCCAACCCGCACCAAGGACTGTTTTCTTTGTCGCTCCGCCACGATCAGTCCGATAGGCTAGTGCGGTCCACTTTTGCGGCCACTCCGGCATGATCGGGCTGTTGTCGGCGGGTCGAATCATCAAACGGCAAAAACTGTCAGAATCGGCAATCCGGATCGCGTCCAACAAAATATTGATGGTATCCCTTTTGTTGCTGAAACCTTTGCCAATAATAATTTCACGCGGCTTCAAGCTAATGGGGTCGGGACGCCACGATGTGGCGACCCAATCCATTCTTGCTGACGGTTCATCATCATATTCAGGAACCGAAGGCCGCGCGTAGATCGTTGTTTTACCACCGCGCATGTTGCACCTCAAAACGGGATTTCGTCGTCCATCTCTTCTTTGACTTCATCCAATGATGGAGCCGATGATTTTCTGGACACTTCTTTTTTCTCTTCTGCCATTTCATACGAGAATGAGAGAAATTTCTTGCCGTTTTTGCCGACCTTCACCCAGATTGATTGCTTGTATTCTATGCCATCAATTTCAAGTGTGCCGCGATAGGATGGTTGGCTGTCGTTCTTTTTGTAATCATTATAGAACGCAACGCCAGTCATGTTGTTATCATATTGTGCTTTAGCCATTGATTTCGCCTTTCAGTTTTTCAATGCGAGCAGTGCATGCGTCTGCCATTGCATTATATTCGGTTTCATTTGGTTTAATGCTCATCATCGCGCGATTTTTTGCCTCTGTTTTCCAGAACTCGCGGACTTCTTTTTCGGTTTTAGCAAAGACAAGTGCTTCAATGAATACTTTGACGTATTTATCCAAGTCCTCTGGGGTCGGAACAAAGTTATCGGCATACGCAATCGGCGCAATACCGCTCTTTGTCTGGGTTTTTGGAGCGGGTTTCTTAACAGGATCACTTTCCGCCTTATCTTGCGCGGGCGGCGGAGCGGCTTCATCTTTTTCGGGATCATCACCCGTTTCAATTTGAAATAGTTTGAAAAGGAGATATTTGTTTGCGCCTGTAATGGCCTTGTAGACACCCTTATCCCCAACTGTACCATTTCTTGCGCGATCATTGCCGCAACCCACGGCAGTGATTTTATCAGGCCATATTTCGCCAGAAATGTGCGCCAACGTGTATTCAACTGAAACAAGCGTGTTTCCATGCTCATCAATCGCGCTCGCGTTGTTTACTGATGGGATCAAAACTAAACCATTTTTGATCATTGCGGGCCGAAGTGTTTCAAGCAACGCCGCTTCCGATGCATACTTATAACCGTGGAATTTGTTCTCGGCATTTTTCTGGACGTATTTAGCCTCGTCCATAACTTTATTCAGAGCAGTTATGATGTTTTTCATCGTTTTACCTCACAATTAGCGTTTCACCGCCGTTGTCTAGTATTGCGCCGGGAACGTCTTCTCCGGCCCTTAGTGCATTTCCGATCAACGTCTTGCTCGGTGCTTTAGTGATACGCATGAATTTTTCTGGGATCAACGACTCATCCAAGATTTCCACACCCTGTGCCTTTTTGCCGATGCTAACTGTTCCGCTTGGCGCGGTGACTTTCGGCAACTCAGCAATGTCTAACAAACGTTTCAACAAGCGACGGATGATGTCGGCCTTGATCTTAAGACGCTCCTCGCGTGTATCTAATCGCGTACGCGCGTCTTTGAGTCCAAGTATATAACTATTGGTTATATGTAAGTTTATTATTAGTTTATCTACTATGTCTAAGTAATCTGTAGAACCTTCTAGTAAATCCTGTTTAAATTCATCATCAGTCTTAACGTCAGGATTATCTGCTGTAACGCTAGCCAAGAAAGTACTAATTTCAGCTTCTATGGTTGGCATTGATAGTTTAATTCTTTGAATTTCTCTGTAATCTGTCTTGGTCATTTGACCCTCTTGTCAGTTAGAAACGATAATGTTAGATATTGCGATGTATGCAAGGTCTGTCAACAGTAACACGGCTTGAACCCCCAATTCCTTTGGTCACTCCGAAGGGTAAGGCAATGGCCCATTTTCTGATTGATTACGGATTTGAGCATCATCTTTTTTGGGTTTGTTTTCAAGACGTTAGCGGAGAATGTTGGACATGGAGCAACGGGGAAATCAGGCTTCAGCCAAACCTGTCGGCGGGAAGAATGGCCGTCAGTCCGATTGGCGAATCAGGGTCGATCACCCCATGAAGTTGTGGCGGACCCACCATCGGATTTCTCTGGAAAAAATGGCTATGGAGTCCGGAATTTCGGCATCAAGCCTTTCCAGAATTGAAAGATACAAGCAAACTCCACTGATTGGTGCGGCGCAAAAAATCATCGCCTTCAGCAAGAACGCATTGAAACCGGAGGATTTTTTCTCTTGATTACACTAACCCTTCCGCTTGCACCGTCGGTCAATCGCTTATGGCGTATCGCGGGAAAGCGGATGATCAAATCAGCCGAATACAAGGCTTGGC